CACGAACTCATCAGTCTTTTCGTCGAAGTGTTCTTCCAGCGGGACGATGATTTTAAGCACTCTCTGGCCTCCCTATCTCTTGAGCTACTCCGGCTCACCCTCGCCGCCGAAGAGCGAGATGATCTCACCCGGCAGAGGCATCCGCGGGTCCGTACCTTCGGTCCCGTAGAGGATGTCCTCGAGATCNTGGAGCAGCTCGGCGTCGACCTTCGTCGAGTCNACCACCACAGTGGCACTCGGGGCGAAACCCGGAACCTCGACCGGAGTCGTGGTGAGCTCCCACGAGAACGTGATGGCTTCAGGCGACTCGTTGATGGTGCCGTACGCCTTCTCGGTCGGCGCAGCCTGCGCACCGTAGATCAGGTGCAGCTTGTAGCCGTAGTCGTTGCCCGCGACATCGTTCCCGACGAGGGTGCGATACGCGAGACCGAACGTCCCACGAGTCTGCTGACCGATGAGCACGCCAGCGCGAGGCTGAGCAGTACCGTCGAAAGGAGCGAACTCCTCCGGGTACGTGAAAGCCTCGACCGTCGCCCCGAACTCCTCGATGGAGATGAGGTTCAGGTACTTGATGTTGTCGGCGTACTGCGGGGTGGCTTCGGCTCCGGTCGGCGACTCACTGACGGCCACCAGACCATTCCAGACGAACCCCTCGTGTACTCACCGCTTGCGTTGGGGGTGTAGAGGACCCCATGGTCGACACCGGTCTCATAGACCCGCTCGCCAACCTGGTCCCACTGGAGACGTGACATGTGCTATTCCTTCCTTAGTAGAAGATGTTCAAGACATCGTGGTTGAGGTTGTCTGCTGTGAAGTGCCGGTCATAGGTACACCCGGGTAACGCAGCAATCTTCTCGTGAATCGTGCTGTCGGGGTCCCTATCGATCACCGTCACCATGTATCGTTTGGTGAACCGGTAGGGATGGTTGCCAGCGAACAAGGTCCTTCCCATGTCTCGCTTGTACACGATACAGGGATACTCCATCTGCACATTTGCAGGAGGTTGAAAATATACCTTGCGGGTGCCTAACAGATCTTCAAGCAGAGCCTGTAGCTCAAGCCGTCGGTCCATGATAGACACCTCCCAACCTCATGACTAGGCGAGGACTCTCCACGTCGACATTTGCGACCTTCCAGAGAGTCCCCGCCCAGCGAATATAGCGAATGGCAAAGAAGTGTTCGTTGGCGTAGGCGTCCGCAACGAGACTGATGGAGTTTCCAACGCTGAGGTCATCGTTGACCCCCTCGTTGTCTCGCAACTGGCGTGAGTTCCGAATGACATCGCCAAAATATGATTTCTCGACGATTACATCATCCCACACGCCAGGGCGAATCTCCACAGTTTCGCCGTATCCGACTTCACCGTAGAACTTTGCCATCAGCTACTCCGATCACTCCTCGAGGAGGCTGTGACCCACGGTGGAGAGACCCGTGTTCGGGTTGGCGGTACCGCGACGGAGAACCAGTGCCGACTTGACCTTGGTGAGAGCCCCCGACATGCGGGACTCGATCAGGTACTTGTACTGGTTGTAGTCGATGTCGAAGTCATCGAACCAGGTGATCTGACCACCCTTGTCGGTGCCCACGGCGTAGTCCGCCAGGTTGACGATGATGCCCAGCAGATCCGGCTCGGCGGGCGTGTCGCCCGAAAGCAGGACCTCCATGGCCTCGACCGCGACGACGTCACGAACACGGAGCGCGTTGGCGAGCTCAGCGTCCGAGTTGTAGCGTCGACGACCGTCGTTGTCCTTGGACAGGAGCATCTCGGTCTTGAGTGCCTCGGTGGTGTAGAGCGACGGCGTACCCGTCCCCTTGTAGAACCGCCGCGAACGAGCGACCTCCTCGATGAAGGGCTCGTAGTCCGCACCCGGCTCGTCGTTCACCGGAATGCCGACCTGGTGGGCGTACAGCGGGTGGTCGTGCAGGATCGAGCGGATACCCGAACCAGCCGGCTGGCCAGCGGGGTCCCGGATCTTGTCCTCGTCCTCCACGTCACGGCCGTCCCCGAAGAGGATCGCGCGAGCGACTTCCTCCTCGAGCATGACACGCATCTCCGCCTTGAGCCAGGCGACCACGTCGAAGTCAGTGATGTCCAGGATGTCGTCCCGGTCCAGCTTCTGCTTCTTGTACACGGTCTGCGGATCGGTGGTCCGCTGCGCGAGTCCGAACCACTGTTCCTTCTTCAGCTCGCCGGTGATGTAACCCTTCGCACGAGCATCGTCGTACGTCAGGTCCGCGGTGCGGGTCTTCAGCCGGGTGAACGGGTTCGAACGGACCCCGTTGATGACACCCGCGACCCACTCAGTGCGACGCTTGATCCAGTCCGGCGTCGCCTCCATGGTCTTGTGGTCCGGGAACAGCGTGCTGATGTCGTGGATCCCGTGCTGCAGAGCATAGTCCTCCACAGCTTCCTTGAGGGAGCCGCGCTTCTGAGCGTCTTCGAAGATGCCCTTCATGGCATCATGCGTCAGCTCGTGACCCTCTCCCCCCTTTCCTTCCTTGCCCTGCTGCTCGAAGACATTCATCTGCTGCTGTCCTTCCTTGTGTTCGAGGTTCTCCTCTTCGGAGTCCTCTTCGGATGTGCCGGACTGTTCGACGGACTTGTCACCGCCGCCCTCAAGGGCCGCGCCGATCATGTAGTGGACGACGTTCTTCTGTTCGTCAGTGAGGGTGTCGTACACGTCCTTGACGGTCTTGTCATCGCCATCTTCGTGCTCGATCTCTTCTTCCTCACTTCCATTTTGATTGTCGTCATCGGACTCTTCGCTGTGCTGAAGCTCGAGACCAGTGTAGATGATTGCTTCATCATCCAACTCCTCGACTCCACCATCGCTGTGTTGGACGGCGACGAAATCGATCATCGCACCCGGGTTGGCGCCAGAGAGAACCAAGCTGACCTCACGGATGACCCCGTGGAAGACCTGCTTGCTGCGCTCCACCAGCTTGTTGGCGTAGATGGACAACGACTTGATGTCGTCGTGCTGCACCAGCGCCTTGGCCTGCCGCGCAGACTTGGTGTCGTTGAAGTACCCCTTCGCGTAGACACCATCCTCTCGAGCCTCGAGCACGGCGTGCCCCAGGATGTTGTCCGGTTCGTTGTGGCCATGCTGCCAGACGAGCGGGACCGTCATGCCGTCCATGTGCTTGAAAGCTTCGGGCATGATCGTTCGACCGTCGGAGCACTTGAGGCCAGCTTTTGTCGCGTAACCACTGAAGTCGGGTTCCATCAGCTGTCTCCTTCCTTACCTGGTTGTTTGGCAGACCCCGACGGAGCCGGCTCATCGTCACTTGGATGTGGCATGTTCGAGTTACGAAGCTCGTCAGCCTTTGGATCTTGGCTGGGCTTGAACCCGATGACTTGCCGAATTTCATTGGAACTTACAATTTCGTTCCTGGTGAACTTGTCAGCGATCTCCGCGATCTCATTGACAGGAACAAGCTTGAGTGGGTTGCGGAAGAACATGATCGACTGTCGCTGAGAGCGAGCCGTGTTTGTGAGGAAGGTTCTCCGCATTGCTTCGATGATGGCAGTGACGATTGGTTCGACCGTGCGGTTGTTGTAGTTCAACATGGCCTTTTCATCGGCAGTACCGTTCATCACCTCCTCGGTTAGACCGAGCTGACCGTAAAGCATGATGGTCAAATATTCGATCTGCTTGAGGAGGTTGTTCTCAGAGGGTCGGTTCAGCTGAGTGACCCTCTCGGTACCGTCCGTGTAGGCGATACCATACTGACTACCCTTGAGCTGGAACTCAATGTCTTTGCGACGCTGTTCAGCTTGCTGTCGCCGGGCTTCAGACTTGATGACGTACGGAAGTTGAATGATCAAGTCCAGTTTACCAGAACTTGACTGCTCGTCCACCGCATCCAGAAGGTTCAGCTTCCTGATCAGTCGCTGAAGAGTTGAGTTGGGCTCGTTCATGACCGCAAAGAGCGGATTCTCGACAATCGCAACGTAACTCTTTGCGAGCGTGATCTCCTCTCGGTGACCTTTGTCCTCGTTGTAGAGGCTGACAGTCACATGTCTCGGCAGCCAAGCTTTTACCGTCCCAACCCTCATCGTGAGGATGTCGTATCCCCCGGTTTTGTTCGGGTTGAGAGTGGTATCAACCGGGACGATCGCGGCCACCCCGTCGTTCAGGATGGTCATGGCGATGTCTTGGATGAAAGCTCGTGCTGCTTGGTCGATGTTGGCCTCTAGGGTCAAACATCGATTCAGACCGCTCTCGATGTCTTCCAAATATCGATCGGCATCGTCGAGACGGACGTGTCGAACGTCGATGGCTGAAATATCGACGCTGAGACGGGTGTAGATCGAGGAAATGATCGAGCGTTCGTTCGGAATCGAGAACCGCATTCGATCAGGTCGAGGACCAAAGTTCATTGCGCCATCGTACGAGTGGATCCTTGGTACCTGATCCGTTTCGTTGAACGCATTCCATGCGTGTTTGAT